CTCCTAGAAAGATGCAGGTTTCTGCACCTTCTGCTTTGGCAGTCTCGCAAAACCATTTAACAAAATCTTCGCAATCTTGGTTATGTGTCCTGCTACCGCTTTTGAGACCAAAATGTATGTCTGTGAAGGCAGCGACCTTTTTAAACAAATTGCTCATTCTTCAACTCCGAAATGATTTCTAATATGTTGAGCCGGGTCCCAATGGAGTTCGTTATGCTTTTGATACCACTCATCAGCGGCACTACAACATTCCCGAACAATCAACTCGGCGAACTTTTCATATACTGTGTCTTTAGGCATAGTAACATATTTTACGCCAGCCTGTTCTAAAAGTTCTTTAATTCGTTCGTTCATTTTTCTTCCCATATTTTATATCCATTATAGAAAATACCTTGTTGAGTCTTTTGTATAATGGTATTAGCCCACTGTCCGGTTTTTCTTCGAAATTCACTCTTACTAGGATAGTATAACACTTCTCCGGTCTCAAGTTCAACCTTTAATCTCTTCGAAACCTTAGCAGCACCTTTGGCAGAGTTTATTCGATTCTGTTCTTTTACCTTTTCTAAATTTTGAGCCTGCCATTTTTTAATGTCTTTACCTTTTTGTTTTTTAATACCTGGATTGGAGACATAAAATTCTTTTAGAGTCTGGGCTCTTGCTTGATAAATTTCTTCAGTATGTAAATGCTGCGTTAAGAGTTTCCTTTCTTCTGGAGATGAGTTCTTCCATTTTTCTTTGTTTAGATACTTTAATAGATCTTTACGAGAATCACTATCAACATTTGCCCACCAATTTAACGCACTGGCTTTCATTTTTTCTCTTGTTTGGTTTTGACTTTCAATTGACCTAATTGAAAATGTATCTCCTCCGTCTCCGCCGAAGGTCCTATTATATCCAATTTTTCTTTGATAAGATTGAAAAGAGTCTATGTAATAAATTTCTCGATCTAATAACTCACTAAATGTTTCAACCTCTTCGATGACTTCAACAGAAAAGTTTTCAATACCGTGCTTTCTCATAGCAAAATACAAAACTTTTCTTTTATCGTGTTGGTAAAATTTTAAATGATCTTGCCATCGATTATTATCAACTACAGATCCGGAGTCATACCCGATATAAATTTTACCGTTTACGTTATTTGTAATTTTGTAGATAAACATATTTAAGTCCAAAGTGTATAGTTTTATTTATACATTTCGGATTAAAGTCAATCCCAGTCGTCGCCGCTGCCGCCGCCGGACGATACTGGTCCTTTCTCCCCCCAACTGCCAGCGTTCTGCCTAGTCCATGAAGGGTTCATGCCATTCATTTCCAAAATATCGTCTCTGATGTTTTGGTTACGTTTTTCGATGTTAATGATGCGCACGAATGAATTAGTGACAGCAGCAGTATAATAGGCAAAAGGATTATCGGATTTGGATTCATCAAATTGTAGTCCTATCTGTGTCAGCTGTAGGATAGCTTGACCACGCATTTCATCGTTGTAAGTATAGCCACGAACATTACCACGAGTAGCATAACGCTCACAGAGCTTGATAAACATTCTTGCTAAGTTATCAGTCATCCTTCCGTGATCTTTCGAAAACTCACCGTTTTCTAAATCGCCTTTCCAATGACTTTTTCCTACGCAGATAAGATTATCATTTTCGTCAAACTTCCAGTGCTGAAAAGGAGGAAAATTTACTTTATCATGACTGTCTGCAGTATTTTTAACAGTCTTTTTCCGTCCAGGAGCTAAGGGAATATGCTGAAAGGTCATTACACGAAAAACTAAATCATGCTTGCTGATTTTTTTGTAATCAACTTCAAACTCTTTTATGCTGATTTTTTCTCCACGTGCTAATGATTTTTCGTGTGCTTCTTTCGCTAGTCTAGCTGCTTTGTTTCTCTTGGCTGTTGCTATTGTGCGAATATTGATCTTTGATAGGTCAGAAACAATTAAATCGTATTGATTATGTTCTGGCTTGACAAATGTACAATATGTATTCTTGCTTAGATGTATTTCTCGTAATAGATCTTTGTTTGTTAGATATTTTATTTTGGGTACAACCGTCATACGGTAAGATTCTCCTATTTTTAATATAATAGCATATTATAACAGAAATAAATATGAAAAAAGGATAAATTCAATGCCGCTGTCAATCAATCCGATCTCCACATTGACTCAAAAAGCCAACTCCTTGGTTTCTAACGCTAACCAAAAAGGACAAGGGCTAACTTCCAGTCCTTTAGCAAATCAAGTTATAAAAGCAAATTTAGACGCAAAAATTAATAAGCTAGCCGGTGGTTTAGGCAGCGGTCTAGGATCCAATGCAAAAGCTGCCGTAACTAATTTAGCTAAATCTGTAACAAGCAGCGTCATTACTGGCAACCCTAGTAATATACAAAATTCGTTAAAAGGGGTAGCCGCAGGAGCATTAGATTCGGCCATTCCGCCTAAGATCGCATCTTTGCCGGGTGTAGGAGCCGTGACTCAAGCGATCAAAAATACCATAGCTTCTGGCGGGCTTGGCGGCGGAGCCACAGGATCTATTGCTGCGGCCGCCGGATCAAAATTGGCCGGAATAGGCAGTTCCATCAAAGGAGCACTCGGCGGAGGCGGCGGCGCAGTAGGAGATATAATGAGTGCTGTAAGGGCACAGAATATTCCTAACATGAGTATAGATTTCGGAGCACCGGAAGTGGTTGTCCGATCGATCCCAACTGAACCAGGAGACTGGAGAGTTCGAATTGCAGCGCCACCATTGATTGGAGGAGAAATCGTATTTCCAGTGATTCCGAACATGTCTTTAGTTCATAAAGCCAACTACACCAACACTGAACTAGTTCACACAAACTACCTATTCTTAGCTTATAAAAATAGTGCTACAGATGATATATCTATCAGTTGCGAATGGCCAGTTGAAACATTACAGGATGGCGCTGCATGGTTAGACATGGTATTGTTAGGAAGAACATTGACAAAGATGTTTTATGGAAGAAGCGATCCTCAAGGAAATCCGCCTCCTATCTGTACACTATTCGGATTTTCAACAGACAGCAGTAGAGCAATTATTTTACCAGAAACTCCTGTTGTAGTAAAATCCTTTCAAATCGATCTTAAGGATGATGTGAACTATATAGAAGTTGATGGTAACTATGTTCCAAGAATGAGCTCTGTTAACATTACCGTTGGTGTGATATACAACAGAAATACACAGAGAGAATTTGATCTTGCTGCGTATAGAAACGGCGTAAGCCAAAATATTAGGTATTGATTATGGCAGAATACGGAAGGTTTTCTCCCTGGGCTAACACTTTACAGAACAGTCTATATCTAGAAACTCTAAATTATAGACAAATACCTAACAGCGTCGAAGATACCGATTATACCATAGAAAATCAGTATACTCACAGACCAGACTTGTTGGCCTACGACATGTACGGCGATGTTAAATTATGGTGGGTGTTTATGGCAAGAAATAGATCTATCATACAAGATCCTGTTTTTGATTTTCAACCAGGAATTACAATCAAATGTCCTAAAAAGGAACCTTTAATAGCAGCTTTAGGAAAAAGATTCTAATGCCTTATGATAATGTATTGTTAGATTTTGCAACTTATAATTGCCTGTGGACCATGGCGGCAGTTACACCAGCGGAATTGAATTCAGGTAATTATAGAAACGAACTGGATAAAGTCATTTTTAGTTCTGCTGGTAGATTCGCAGACGAACGTGTGCCAACAGCCTATGGCGTTCCTGAATTTTTTGTCGACAACGTAGAAATGCAAACGTATGTGACTGCTACTGCCCCAGCAGGAAACACTAGTCAAATTAAAATAGACTTTGATATATTTGAGCCATTCAGTATGGGATTGTTTCTGCAATCTTGTCAGACAGCATCTAAATTAGCAGGATTCAACAGCTATCTTGATAATTGTCCGTATGTACTGAAATTAGAAATCAAAGGTCAGCGTAGCGATGGTGATACCTTTGCTGAGGTGGGTCCTTGGTTTTTTGTTGTTAGATTAGTTAACATAACATTCCAAGTAACCGAAAGCGGTAGCAAATACAGATGTGAAACAGTGCCTTTTGGGGATCAGACATTAAACGGATCTTCAAATACTATACAGAACGAAATGAAATTGACAGGTAAAACCGCCAAAGAAGCATTGGTAGATCACCCTAATAATAGTTTGGTCATCATGTTAAAAGAAAGAGAAAAACTATTAGTCAAAGATCAAAAGAAAGGCATCGAAGACAAATATACCATAGAATTTCCTGACTGCGATTGGGGAGGACCTAATCCTTTTGCCCAAGCATCTACCGGCAGTTTTGATTTCCAACCCGACACTCCGGGTGGTCAAGAAAAATTTGCCAGAAGAGGCGATGTGGATGGCGCTAATGGTAAAATTGTTAGAGGTAAGGTGACCTTAAATCCCAAAGAAAAAAGTTTACAATTCAGCCAAGGTACTAGTATACAAGCAGCGATAGACTCTATCATATTAAGTACCAAGCAAGCTAGAGACAGCGCTACAGGTGCATACCCTTTAGACAGCGAGGGTATGGTGTTGTGGTGGAGAATAGATGCCGACATTAAATTATTAGAATACGATGAAAGGATCAAAGACTACGCCAAAGAATTTATCTATAGAGTCAGACCATATAAGATACACCATAGTGTTTTTATGGGACCTGAAGCCAAAGCTAGAGGTATAGAAAATTTAGAACAGAATGTTACCAAAGAATACAATTATATCTATACAGGTAAAAACGTAGATGTATTGAAGTTTAATATAGATATCAAGGCATTGTTTTTTACAGCAGTAAATCCTAACGCAGAAGTTGATTCGGGTGATCAAGCAACTTCTTCTACCTCGGAAAAAGTTCCATCAAAACCAGTTAAGACCAAAGCGCCAGAAGGTAAATCGGAAGAAACAGGACCAGAAGCCAAAGCTCCTGCTCTTAAACCTCATCTGTTAGCAGGACGTCCACAAGTCAAAGGCGGTAGCTCGAGGTTAGACACTGCGCAGTCAGTGGCTAACGAATTCCATCATAATGTTTTAACAAAGTCTTATGAAATGATTAATCTCGATTTAGATATCCTAGGTGATCCTTACTGGTTGCCTGAACAGGGAATGCCTAATTATCGTCCACCAGGCGACGGTAGTATGTTAGCTGCTAACGGAACGATGAATTATAAAAACAGGGAAATATTAGTGAGTGTAAAATTTAAAACGCCTTTAGATACCATAGGTGGCGAAGGAATATATGCCATAGGAGGCACGGGCACAGTTGGTGAAGAAGAAAGTCCTTTTAGCGGAATATATAGAGTAAACACAGTTACCAGTAAATTTTCCAACGGTCAATTTACTCAAAGTCTTACTGGAAATAGACTGCCTGCACAGCAGGTCAAGGGAGATGCAGAAGTCAAACCTGCTACCTTAGATACAGAAGCACCTGCAAGAAATAAACTTTCTAGGGCGGATGGATAATGCCATTAGATAATAGAGTAGATCAATCAAAGCAGTCTCAGGGAACTCTAGGAACTGCGCCATATATGGCAAAAATAGTTAACCATCTCGATCCTACATTCCAAGGCGGAGTAGAAGTTAGCCTTATACGTCCGTCAGGCAATCAGATAGCCGACGAGAATCAAACTTATAATGTGAAATATTCTAGTCCCTTTTATGGAACCACAGCGTTTGAATTTACCGGTAATAATGTTACCTATGAGGATGCGCAAAAAAGTTACGGGTTCTGGGGAGTTCCGCCTGACATTGGGGTTACAGGAATAGTAATTTTTATAGATGGTCAACCTGACAAAGGATTCTGGTTATGCTGTGTTCAAGATGTATTCCAGAACCATATGATCCCGGCTATAGGCGGCACCAAGAATTATACGGCAGACAAAGATTATGAACAGGCAGAACATCCTTTGCCTGTGGTAGAACATAATCGTCGAGCCAACGAAATGAGCAAAGGTCTAGAAATAGACAAAGTACCTCGAGCAGTACATCCGTTTGCAGATAGAATTAAAGAACAGGGATTAGTAAGAGACGAATTTAGAGGAACCAGCGGTTCTACAGTAAGAAGAGACCTGCCTAATTTAGTCTTTGGTATGAGCAGTCCGGGACCGTTAGATAGGGCAGGAAAAAAATCATTTGTAGGTAACAGACAAAGTCTATCAGGATCACCGGTACCTATAAGCCGTTTGGGTGGCACACAATTTGTCATGGACGACGGCGATGATAGATATTTTCGTTCTAAGAAAGCCGCAGAGGGACCTCCTGAGTACATCAAAGACGGCGGCAATTTTGATTTGCCGTATAACGAACATTTTAGGATAAGAACTAGAACCGGACATCAAATATTATTACACAATACCGAAGATCTAATCTATATAGGAAACGCCAGAGGAACAGCATGGATTGAAATTACCAGTGACGGTAAAATAGATATATTTGCTACAGACAGTATTAGTTTTAGAACCAAACAAGATTTTAATTTTTATGCAGACAGGGATCTAAACATTGAGGTCGGTAGGAATATTAACATCAAGGCCGCTAAAGAAACACAAATAGAAACCGGAGTAGATTATAATTTAATCATAGGTAATAATGGTAAGATTACGTTAGGCAATAATTTAGATACAAATGCAGGCGGGCACATATGGGAAACCAGCGGCGGCTCTAACGAAACGTTAGCTGGAGCAAACATAATAGAAACAGCATCACCGGATATACACATGAACGGCCCAACAGCAGCAACAGCGGAAAAAGCGAAACCACTAAAAACACATAAACTTCCGGATATTACTAAACAATCTGCTAAAGATGCACCAGTAGATTTGGTAACAATATTAAGAAGGGCTCCCACACCAGAAGCATATCCGCATCATGAAAATCTCGATCCGATTAGTTTTAAACCCGATAAACTGGATAGAGATAGTCAAGGCAGATACGAAGGAGAATCATCTGATTTAAGAACTCCCCCTACAGACTGGAAGAAATATAAAAAACCAGGAGACAATCCTTTTTAAGGAGTGAAGCATGGCCAGAGTATTCAATAATAAAGTTATAGCTAAAAATAAGGCATCGGTCGGTGATGATGCTGCAACTATCTATAGATACAGAGGATTTAGTTCGACAGAAACTAAAAAGAATTTTAAATTATACGATTACGAGTTAGTAAAACAAGATATTATAAATCATTTTAAAATACGCAAAGGCGAAAAGCTAGAAAATCCTAAATTCGGAACGATCATTTGGGACATGCTTTTTGAACAGTTTACCAATGATGTTCGTGAAGCCATTGCCAAAGATGTACAGGAAATCATTAATTTTGATAAACGTGTACAGGTTAATTCAATAACAGTTGATACTACAGAACAAGGCATGCGTATAGAAGCTGAGCTGGTTTATCTACCCTTAAACATAGTAGATACATTGGTTTTAGATTTCGACAACCGCAATAACATCATTATATAAGCAGTTTATTTTTAGGGTAAATATAGTTTATAGGATATAAACATGACGGCCACTACCAGACAAAATAATTTACTTTTAAATCAAGACTGGAAACGCATTTACCAGACTTTCAAGAATGCAGACTTTAAAAGCTACGATTTTGAAAATCTGCGTCGTGTTATCATCACATACGTCCGCGAAAATTATCCGGAAGATTTCAATGACTACATAGAAAGCAGCGAGTATATGGCTCTGATAGATGCCATAGCTTTTGTTGGACAGAGTCTAGCGTTTAGAATTGATCTAAACAGTCGAGAGAATTTTATAGAGTTAGCAGAAACAAAAGAGTCTGTGCTACGCCTGGCTAGATTACTAGGTTACACTGCTAAAAGAAATATTCCCGCCAGCGGATTATTAAAGTTTGACACCATTACAACCACCGATAATGTGCTAGACAGCAACGGTAGAGATCTAGCTAATCAGACCATTATTTGGAACGATCCAACAAATCCTAATTGGTTTGAACAGTTTATATTGATAATTAATTCCGCACTGAGCGATAATACAGAATTTGGTAGAAGCCAGGGATCAGCTATTATTCAAGGAATACCTGCAGAACAATACAGATTCCGCAGTAGATTTGACGATGTGCCTTTGTTTAATTTCGATAAAACCGTGGCTAATAGACGCAGTACCTTTGAGCTAGTAAGCACGAGTTTTAAAGACAAGGAAGATTTTTACGAAGAAAGTCCGCTGTTAGGTAGAGAATTAGGTTTTGTATACAGACAAGATGGCAAAGGCGCCGGCAGCAATAATACAGGATTTTTCCTATTGCTTAAACAGGGAAGTCTCGAACTTACTGATTTTGCTATTGATGTTCCGACCACCAACGAGATTATTTCTGTTGATGTTGATAATATCAATGATTCCGATGTTTGGTTATACCAACTAGATTCATTAGGATTACAGCAAACTGAATGGACTAAAGTCGCGGCTTTAAGCGGCAATAATATCGCTTATAACAGCCTGAGCAGCAGTATTAGAAATATCTATAATGTTATCAGCAAAGAAGGAGATGCTATAGATTTAGTATTTGCTGATGGTGTTTATGGAAATTTACCTAGAGGTAGTTTCCGAGTATTCTATCGAGTTAGTAACAATCAAAGTTATGTTATTAAGCCTAATGAAATGCGCGGAATTAACATTAATATACCTTATCTAAATCAAGAAGGTATACCTCATGAGCTAACCATTAGTTTAAGTTTAAAATATACGATTTCTAATGCTGCTATCTCAGAAAACATAGATGATATAAGAGTTCGTGCACCTGCATTGTATTATACACAAAATAGAATGGTGACTGCTGAAGATTATAATCTTGCACCTCTAAGTAGCAGTCAGGACATTATTAAAATAAAATCTATTAATAGAACTGCTAGCGGTATCAGCAGGAATTATGATATTATAGATGCTACCGGAAAATATAGTTCTGTTAATGTATTTGCCGACGACGGAATAATTTACAAGCAGGAAGAAGAAATACAATTAGGATTCAAATACGCTGACAGATTAGATATTATAAATTTTATAAGACAAAGCATAGAGCCACAGATTTCTGCGACTCCGATGTATAATTTTTATCTAACTAAATTTGAAAAAGTTTTATTCCCTGATACTAGCATAACTTGGAATGCAATAACAGATGACGTAAATCAAAGCACAGGATATTTTGTTAACACTGATGGTGTGTTACAAAAAACTGGTGTTTATACAAACAATACTTTGAAATTTTTAACCACCGGTAGTTTAATAAAATTTGTCCCGCCCACCGGCAAAGCATTTAAGAATGGAGCATTGGTTGACACCGACCCTACTGATCCTCAACAATTAGATAGAATTTGGGCCAAAGCTGTAAGAATCGTCGGCGACGGTACAAATGCAGGAAGAGGCGTTCTGGCCAACGGTTTAGGTCCGGTAGTTTTCAATGATATCATTCCTACAGGAGCCATAGCACAACGCATAGTTCCTAGATTTGTTACAAATCTTTCCGATGCTATAGAATTAGAAATGATTAATCTAATGAGCGCGAACTTTAATTTTGGTTTAAGGTATGATCCCACGGCAGCGGATTGGAAAATAATTACAGCCAGTAACTTAAATTTAGTCAGCGATTTTAATTTAGGATTTGCAGGCGATAACAGTAATAGTAATCTAGATGCAAGCTGGACTTTGGCCTTTGTCAGAGACGTTAACAGATACGTTGTGAGGATTAGAAATCTAGACTACGTATTCGGCAGTTTAAAACAAAATAGTTTTTATTATGATGTTAACCAAAAAACTTACGACAGCAAGACAGGAAGAGTTGTCAAAGATCAAATCAAAGTTTTGGGAATCAATACAGATTTTCAATTAATTAACGAATTAAAGACAGATTTAACATTTGAGGTCAGCGACACTTATAAGTTCGAAGACGGTTATGAAAGCGCCAAAGAAATAAAAATCGCTTTCTCTGATTCAGACAGCGACGGTATCATAGATAATCCCGATGCTTTTGAACAAATTGTGGGTGAAGATCTTAATAACAGTTATTTGTTCTTTCAAAAAACTTTAGATGAAAATGGAAATAGTATCTATCAGTTCGTGGACAATTCAGACGATTTGATATTAATTCGTACGTCGAGAGATGATATAACTATATCAGATTTCAACGACGGGCAGCTCATTTATTTCACTAACGAAGATGAGCGTAGAGTTATGCAAGTAGATTTATCAACCAATACTTTATTATATCGCCCTGAATACAGAGCCAATATAGGTAGAGACAAACTTAAATTTCATTATATCCATAACGCTAATGCCGACAGAAGGATCGATCCTAGTAGCAGTAACATTATGGATGTATATTTGCTAACAAGAAATTATGACACAGAATATCGTAATTTCTTACAAGGAATATCAGAAGAACCTGAATTACCGACCAGCGAACAATTACGAATCGCTTACGGTGCGCCATTGAATCTTATTAAAACAGTCAGTGACGAAATAATTTATCATCCGGTAAAGTACAAGGTATTATTTGGCAAGACTGCCGAACCTAAGCTACAGGCAGTGTTTAAAGTAGTAAAAAATGTTACTAAATCGATTAATGATAACGACTTAAAAGTTAGAATAATTACCGCTATGAATGAATTTTTTGATGTCAATAATTGGGACTTCGGTGACAGATTTTATCTAGGTGAAATGATAGCATACGTGACCAGTCAGACAACACCCGATATAAGCAACTTTGTGATAGTTCCAAAACAGGCAGATCAAGTATTTGGTAGTCTGTTTGAAATACAGAGTAGATACGACGAATTATTTGTCAGCGGAGCCACTGTAGATGATATCGAGATAGTAACTGCTATCACAGCTAACGAAATCAATGTAAGCACAGAAAACTTTGTAGGTACAACTCAATAATTATGGCAAACGAAATATTCCCAGAAAGTCAATTACCAATTAGAAGAACACTAGATTTATTACCTGGCGTTTTTCAAACCGAGCCGAATAAAAAATTCTTAGCCGGAACGCTAGATGCTCTTACCCAGCCCGGAGTATTAAACAAGGTAGTTGGTTATGTGGGTAAACGTTATGGTAAAACTTATAATCCCGCTGATGTCTACCTAGATTCAGATGATACATTAAGAAGTAGATATCAGCTTGAGCCTTCTTTGACCATCAAAGAAAATGGCAAAGTGATCGGTTATCACGATTATATTGATTTTAAAAACCAGTTACGATTTTTTGGGAATAGGATTGAACGAGATGATCTGATCACAGATCAAGATCATTATAGTTGGGATCCGCCCATAGACTGGGATAAGTTTATCAATTATAGAGATTACTATTGGGTACCAGAAGGTCCGCCACCAGTTAAAGTTCTTGGCGAAGCACAAGACGTAGTAAGCACCTATAGAGTAAAGTTAGGAGTAGGATCAGTTTTTATTTTTACTCCAGACGGTTTAAAAAATAATCCTACTATAACACTTTATAGAGGACAGACTTATAGATTTATCGTAAATGCACCAGACAACGGTTTTATTATTAGGACCGCATATGATACAGGTTCTTTACGATACAACCCCGATCTATCCTATGTCAAGGGACAGTTAGTTGTATTTGATGGAAAATTATGGCAGGCTAAAACCGATATCCCTGTCGGAGACGGCAGTACCATCGACGAAAACAGCCAAGATTGGGAATATTTAGAACCTGCTGCCGCAGCATCAAGTTTGGATTATAACATAGGCGTAACAAATAATGGAGTGTCTAATGGTACATTGACATTTAAAGTTTCTTTCGATGCGCCGGATGTTCTTTTTTATCAGAGTTTAACTGATCCTAATAGATTTGGTAGATTCTTAATACAGGACGTAGAATCTAACACCAAGATAGATGTAGAAAATGAAATAGTAGGTAAAACCACTTATCGAAGCAGCAATGGAGTCGAACTAAGCAATGGAATGATAGTCTATTTCTTAGGACAGATTACTCCTGCGCAGTATTCACAGGGCACGTGGGTAGTAGAAGGTGTGGGATCTGAAATTAAATTAATAAGATTTACAGACCTGATTCCACCAGGACTCAGCGCCGATTTACCAGAAGTGCTTTTTGATAATGAAGGATTCGATACACAGCCATTCGATGATGCTACATCTTATCCGTCGATCAAAGATTATGTAACAATAAACAAAGCTTCTCAAGACTCTAATGCATGGAGCCGTTACAACAGATGGTGGCATAAATCTGTATTAGAATACAGTCATCAATTCAACGGAACAGATTTTGCAAGCCCAGACACAGCAAGGGCCAAACGACCTATCATAGAATTTAAAAGAGATTTAAAACTTTTTAATCATGGCGCCAAGGCAAAACAGCCTGTGGACTTCATTGATACATTTACCACAGATGTATTTTCTAATATTGAAGGTAGTAAAGGTTATATCGTAGACGGAGTATCTTTATTCCAAGGAGCTAGACTACTGGTCACAGCAGATACTGATTCTTTGGTAAACAATAAAATTTACGAAGTTAATTTTATTTTACATAATAATAGTAGACAAATCAATCTACGAGAAACTTCAGATACTGATCCTATAATAGATGAAAGCGTTTTGGTGTTAAGAGGTGACAGGAACCAAGGGGTGATGTATCATTATACAGGCACTAATTGGATAAGGAGCCAAGCTAAAACCACAGTAAATCAAAGTCCCCGCTTTGATGTGTTTGATGAAAACGCAGTTAGTTTCGGAGACACAGAAACTTATACAGCTTCGACCTTTTCGGGCAACGAGATCGTAAGTTATAAACAAAGTGGATTAGTAGCAGACAGAGAATTGGGATTCGGATTAAGTTATCTTAATATAAACAATGTTGGAGATATATTATTTGATTTTGACTGGGATACTGAAACATTTAGCTACGAGGTAGATAGAAACAGCGTCTCTAAAAAAGTCGCCACAGGGTTTTATAGATTCAATGATAGCGGCGATTACGGTAACAATTGGACAAAAACAAATAGAACTTTCTTACAACCCATAATAGATGCTACAACAATTACAGAAGAGACCAGCACCGTCGAAATAAATGCTGTAAACTGGGTAGAAATCGACGAATCAAAAATTACCAAGATATTGCTGTTTGTTAACGGTACTAAGTTTCGGGGCGAATATACTAGAGAAAAGAATAAGTTTACTCTGGACAGATTGTTACAACCAAATGATGTAGTGTCTATAGAAATCTACGGTGATGTAGAGCCTTATCGAGGCTACTATGAAATACCGTTGGGGTTAGAAAAAAATCCTTTAAACCAACCAATACAGAGTTTTACTCTAGGGCAAGCAGTGGATCATGTTAATACTGCTTTAGAATTATACGACGAGTTTCAATTAGAAAACGATGGTAAAAACAATCTTAGAGATATCAGCGGTTACGGTTCCTTAGGACGTAGATTTTTAAAACACAGCGGATTGACACCGTTAGCTTTGCTATTGCTCTGCGACAAGCAGGTAAATGTGATCAAAGCGATTGAGGAAGCAACTTATAGATATGCAGATTTCAAAGGCAATTTCTTAAAATTTGCAGAAACTTTAGATTATGCTCAAGATCCAGTGGCATTAGTCGACGATATTATTGCTGCCATTACTAGAGCAAAAAAAGAAACTGATGCTTATCAAGGCTCAGACATGATCGGCGCCGGCAGTTTTACAGAGTTAGTTTATGAAGTCGAAGATGAAGGAATAAAGACTTTTGCTTTAAGCGAAAAATTTGATTTATTAACCCCGAGTTCTAGAGCAGTATATGTCTATATTAACAACCAACAATTGTTAAATGGCACAGACTACGAGTTTAATAGTGTGTTTGGTTTCGTTAATCTTAAAGTTAATCTCGCCGAAGGGGATGTAATAAAGATTAGAGAATATCTAAGCACGGCCTTTAATTATATTCCTCCGACACCAACTAAGTTAGGACTTTATAAAAAATACACTCCAAAAAAATTCTTAGACGATACCTATGCAACGCCGATGGAAGTCATTCAAGGACACGATGGTAGTATTACAGCAGCCTTTGGTGATTACAGAGACGACGCGATCTTAGAGTTAGAAAAAAGAATCTACAATAATATCAAGGTAGAATATAACGAACAATTGTTTGATATTGACCATGTGTTCGGCGGTTACTATGGCGGTAGTATCTACGACAAAGCACAGTTAGATAGAATTATTGCTCCACAATTTCGTAAATGGGCTTTGCTAAATGCAGTGGAATTTACAGAAAATACCGGCTTCGACATAGGAAATGAATTTACGTTTAATTATAGTTCGATGACGGCTGAAGGAGGCACGGTTAATCTTCCCGGTTATTGGAGAGGTTGCTATCGCTGGTTCTTTGATACAGATAGACCACACACAGCACCGTGGGAAATGTTAGGATTTAGTGAAAAGCCCGACTGGTGGGATCAGAGATACGGATCGGCGCCTTATACTTCTAATAACCTTATATTATGGGAAGATCTGCGTGACGGTATAATCAGACAAGGCGACAGAGCAGGTGTCTACGAAAGGTATAAGAGACCAACCCTTTTAAATCATATACCAGTTGACGGAGATGGTAATTTATTAGATCCTTTAGCCTCGGGGTTAGCAGAAAATTATTCTGAATTATACATAAGGCGTAGTTTTAAATTTGGCGATGTGAGCCCTGCAGAACATGCCTGGAGGACCAGTTCGAATTATCCTTTCGCTATAGCTTTAGCATCTGTATTATATAGGCCATTTGAATATATTTTAGAAAACTTAGACGGTAATCTTAGTAAGATTAATAAAATAGGACAGACAGTTTCTGTTACTTCGGATTTATTTGTCACTATTAGCGATATTGTAGTTCCTTCTCAAGGATCTAATGGTGTGTCCGGAGTTATTAACTGGATCGCAGATTATTTGAAATCAAGAAGTATGTCTGTGTCGTTATTGTCGGATAAAATCAATAACATAGACGTAAATCTTGCCACCAGACTTAGCGGTTTTGTGGATCAGAGCCAACAACGATACGTTTTAGACAGTAAAAATCCTAGCAGTAAAACTGCAGAAATTTTCGTTCCTCAAGAAAATTATGACATATTTTTTAATATAAGTTCGCCTACTGCTACATTAACCTACAGTGCGATTATTATAGAAAAAACGGAAACCGGTTATAGAGTGCGAGGGTATGATAATTTAGATCCGGTGTTTAGATATTATCAGTTCTTTCCTTCACAGACCGATCCTTTACTGTCCGTGGGAGGTGTGTCAGCTAGCTTCGTAGATTGGGAACCGGGACGAACTTATAACAACGGAGCCATTGTAAGATTCTCTAATAGATATTATAGAGTTTTAACAACACATACAGCATCGGAAAGTTTTGACGAAACTAAGTTTAAGATACTTCCGGATTTACCAATAGAGGGTGCTGCTGAAGCATTTAAAAGAAAAAATTTCAATAGGAATTCTGTAAAAGAATTAGAATATGGACATGTCTTTAATAGTAAACAAGCAGTAGTGGATTTTCTATGCGGCTATGAAGCATATCAGTTGGATCAAGGTTTTGATTTCCAAGATTACGATGCACAATTGCAAGACATACGAAACTGGACTACCAGCATCAAAGAATTTTTATTCTGGACTAGACACAGCTGGGCAGTGGGATCGTTACTAAGCCTGAGCCCAGGTGCTAATAAAGTAAAACTTAATATAGGAATAGGTGTAGCAGAAAGTTTCTTCGACGGTTTTTATGACTATCAGATTTTACAAGGAGACGGCACAGTTCTGCAACCTACACTTATTAATGTAGATAGAGATTTTAAAACAGTTACAGTTACTACAGAAAACGATACAGATGGAATTTATCTAGTTAAATTTTATTTGGTCCTTAAAGAACATGTTACAGTCTTTTCTGACAGGACGGTGTTTAACGATGTACTGTATGACAAAACCACAGGATATCGACAAGAGCGTATAAAGAATAGAGGCTTCCGTACCGTAGACTGGGACGGTGATTACACTAGCCCTGGATTCTTATTTGATAATCTTAAAATAGATCCGTGGCAACCATTTACTGATTACAAACTTGGTGATATTGTAAGTTATAGAAGTTACAATTGGACTAGTTTAGAAAATCAGCAAGGTAAAGAAGAATTTGATAATAGTAGATGGGAAAAGTTAGACACAACTCCGCAAAAACAGCTGGTTCCAAATTTTGACTTCCGTGCAAATCTATTCTTAGATTATTACAATGTAGACGCAGACGGAATCGGTGCCGGACAGAGAGAACTGGCTAGACATGCGATAGGATACCAACAACGAGAATATTTAGAAGCATTGGCCGAAGACGAAGTCATGCAGTTTAAACTGTATCAGGGGTTTATAAAAGAAAAAGGAACGGCCAACGCAATTAAAAAAGTTTTCGATAAGTTAAGCAAAGTCGATGACGATAGTATAGAGCTAAAAGAAGAATGGGCTTTTGCAGTAGGTCGTGTCGGCGGAGTAGATCAGCTGTCACAAGTTGAATTCGAGATTAAAAAACAAAATCTCATAGTAAATCCGCAACCGGTACAGATTATAGAAGGCAGCTTACCGCAGATCGATGAGGATCAGGTTTACAGAATAAATCAAGACAGTTTTAATTACGGACTAGTACCTTTTACTAAAAATGTTAATCCGTTAGAAAAGTTTTCTAAATTAAATAGATCTGCTGGATATGTCAAAGTCGATCAAATAGATTATGCGGTAAAAACTCGCAGCGAATTAGCCGATTTAGATATTACTCAAATACCAGAAAACAGTCACATATGGGTGACTTTTGATAATAATTCTTGGACTGTGCTACGATTTAATCATACTCGAGCCCTGTTTATCAAGACACTGGTTAGAGATGGAACTAGGGTTGACATTGAATTCAATAGGGTACACGGGTTCAGAGAGAATGATTATTTGGGTATAAGAGATATCCCTAACTTAACCGGATTCTATGCAGTTAATATCGTAGATGACAGTAGAATATTTGTAGAAATACCATTAAACAGCAGCGATCCTGAATTTGAGGAAAGTTCGGTTCTGTACCCTATCTATTTGTTGTCCGAAGCTAGGTTTGCAAATTATCAAACTCTAGATCAGAGAAAATCTGCATTGATGTCAAACGGTGCAAAAATTTGGATAGACGACAACGGAAGTAACGACTTTTGGCAAGTTGTAGAAAAACAATCTGCCTTCACCGCTAAAGAGATACAGGATACTTTGTTGTCTTTGCCCACTAGAGTAGGACAATCAGTATTGTATGTAGAGGGTTTAAAACAAAGCATCATAGCAGCTCCTGGCGTAGACAGAGTTATAACATTAACAGAGTACGAAAACGATCTTAGAGTCAGTCAAATCATAGCCCCTGCCGAAAACTATGAAAATGTTCACGGCAGTAGCATGGGGTACAGTTTGGCTGTTAGTCCGGATAATCAATGGCTAGCCATTGGTTCACCACTAGCATCCGGTGTCAAAAACAGATTCAAAGGACCCTTTAATCCTTCCGGAAATTATGCTGTAGGCGACATAGTGTTTTATCAAGGCAAGTTATGGGCTTGTCAAAACGAAGCACAATTAGGTGACGGCAGTTCTATAACAGTCTATTCTGAAAATTGGAGACAAGTAGATTTAGTTACTGCTAATCTTTTAGGTTCTCCGGGACCTGGCAACCAAGGAATGATTAGCCTATACAGATGGAGAGGTTCTAGGTGGGAATGGCAAGAAAATATTTTAAGCCCAAGAATCTCAGAAAACGAAAGATTCGGAGATAAGATTTCCCTAGGAATAAGTGGTACCACTTATTATATGTCAGTTTCTGCTCCAGGAGCTAGAGAGGGTACCGGAAGAGTTTATCTGTTCCAAAGACAAGGAACAAGCTGGAAGATTTTTGAAAATCCTGATTACAGAGGAATATATGTTCCTTCAGGACAATATAGTCCTATAACAGGGCAGTTTGAGACCGGAGGAATCAAAGCCGCTAATAGTTTGGTAATAGGTAATAGATACGAGATTATTGCTTTAGGTTCTACGAACTGGAACACAGTAGCAGGTACATCTGGTATTACCTATATTGCGGGAGATATCATCATTGTTAAATCTGTAGGAACAGGTACAGGTACTGCCGAACCTAGAAGTTTCTATCCGCAAGGTAGTATAGTGTGGTGGGATAGCAATTTATGGCAAGCGCCATCGGATAGTTACGGAAATATTTTAATTACGGACTTAGAACTCGCTGGTTGGCAAGTAGTATCAGACACAATGGTACAAAGTTCCTTGCCGACCAACATAGGTATGCCAGATGACGAGAGCACTCTTAACAGCGGCATGTATGGTATAGATCAACAGGCAGAATTATTAAAAGACGGCGACGGATTCGGAGCTAGTATGGCAATGAGCCGAGACGGTAGTATACTAGTCATAGGCTCTCCATATAGCGACGGAGTTTGGTTTGAGAAATATCGCGGCGAATGGAATAGCTATCAAGAATATAGAGAAGGTGATGTAGTACGATATAACAATGAATATTGGAAGATGGTGGAACCGGGGGATAGCACAGAGTTTCCTGATAGTTCTTTAGACAGCACTTATGCTGTATTCAACAGCGTCCCGGGAGCAGATGACAATTGGTATAAACTAGATACACCAGATGATTCGCCTAAAGGCAAAGTATTTGTTTATAAAAGAAATAGCAATTTAGTTTATAAATTAGTTCAAACTATCACAGCAGATTCTCTTTCATCGATCAATGACACTGACACAGTAAGTTTAGAAAGAGGAGATTTGTTCGGATTTTCAGTCGATATGGATCAATCGGGATCTACATTAATTATCGGTAGCCCTAATGCGGATAATACTGTTCGAGATCAAGGTGCTGTGTATGTGTTTAGAACAACAGCGATCGCTAATCCATCTTATAGATTAAAACAGAAATTAGAAAGTTTCGAAGATTATCCTAGCGAATTTTTTGGAGTCAGCAGCAGTATCAGTGGGCGCGGTGAAAGAATTGCAGTGGGCGCGAACAACGGTAAAGTTATCGATTTAGTAAGATTTGATACAGACATTAGTACGACATTTGATAAGGGAATAACAACATTTGTTTCAGAAAAAGGCAACACAGGTCAGGTTTACATATTTGATCTTAAGGATGAAACTTACTTTTTGACTGAAAAACTTGCAGATAGTCTATTGCAGGATTTTGAGTCTTTCGGTAGCAGTATTGATGTTACTAATTTAAAAGTATTAGTAGGTAGTCCAACTTTTACAGACAGCGAAGGCGATGTTCGAGGAACCGCAAGGCTTTATAATAGAGATCCGTCTATCACACCATGGAATGTGATAGCCGAAGAAAATCTAGTTACAGATCTAGACAAGATCAAACGGATATCATTATTTGATGTCAACCAGAATTTATTAGTAGACGATCTAGACGTTATAGACAATTATAAATTAAAGATCAGTAGTTTAGCAGAACAGGAAATAACATGGAAGACCATTTATGATCCTGCGGTATATACTGCAGGTAACGATGAAGTTGAAATCGACGAACCTAGAGCTTGGTTTGAAAATAATGTAGGAAAACTATGGTGGGATCTTTCTACTATAAAATTCCTTAATTACGAACAAGGTGATATTTCGTATAGAACAGGAAATTGGAACCAGCAGGCCCCCGGATCGTCAGTAGATGTTTATGAATGGGTCGAATCGAGATTCTTACCCAGCCAGTGGAG